GTATAGGGGTGGGGTGGCCCATGCGCCCCCCTACTCAGGCAGGGGCAGGCGTATTCGTGGGCATGATGCAAGGCTATGCCATTGGAATGTAATGCTTTTTATAGACATTGGTGATGACACACAGGGGAAAATGCCATGTTTTCACGGACTTACAGGGAAGCAAGCGCAATGCGGGTATTCATGCATGTAATACACCTACCCCCCTGCAGCGCTTGCACATAAGCACACCCCCTACCCTCACCTGGACGCCGCACGATCCCTCGCCTAACACTCAGGCAGCCACGTCATGCAAGCACTCAGGCGCATCACCTAGGCACACACGAGGCAGTGTTGCTAATTCGTTCTACTCCATCAAAGTGATTCGTTTTGCCCTAATCCCTACCCTCGGACCGTCCGATACTAAGATCTACCCTAAAGGGTAAAAAAAGGGTTTGACACTCTTGGCGTTATCGGTCAAGTTTAATGCATCAACCGGCAATCAAGCCACAACTCGAAAGGACTACCCAATGTCAAACGCAATCGCAAAATCACACATCGACGCAACGGTCACATTCAACGGTCAGACACACACATTCAGCCAAGCCTGCGATCATGTAGCACATATGTTCGACAAGCGTGATGACACAGCCGAGCTTGTGCTCTTGCAAACCCGTGACATTGGCGAATGGCTGCTCACACTCCGCAGCGTATACAAGTCTGACAAGCAATACGGTGCTGCTATCAAAGCTACCCCCTTGGGTAAACGCTCCATGCAAGACCGGAATGACGCCATGTTTGTTGCTGCCAATTGGGACAAGGTAGCAAAGCTAAACAAAAACGGTGAGCTTAACTCCCTTGGAGCATCAGCCGTTCGGAAGCGGGTCAAGAAAGCAAGCGCCGCTGGTAATACATCCAAGGGCAAGGGCAAGCCTGCAGAAGCACAGCCTGAGCAGGTCACACCTGAGGCAATGGCTCAAGCTGTAATGCAGCAGCTCACCGAAGCGGGTATCAGTGTCGCCGCTTTCCGCAAGGCATTCAACGCTGCAGCGAAGGCCTCGGCCTAAGCGGGGCGGGGCAGGGGGCTTCCTTCGGGAGGCCTCTTTGCTTTTCAGTATCTACCCTCGGACCGTCCGAGACTAAACCATAAAGGATTTACCTAATGACCCGCAAAAGAGAACAACGCTACAACCTGCTATTCAAAATCACTATGACGCTCAACGTGCTATGCCTGATAGGCATGGGATACTTCATAGGTTATGCTGTAGGGGCAGGATTGCTATGAGGTATATGCCACGCCGCAAACGTGAACGACTGCGTCCAGATAAGTACCTATGGCATCACGCATCACAATGGTTTAGCTCCTCAAAATGGGGTGTTGACAATCATTCTGCTATGGGGTCTTCTATATATACGCAAGAGATTGACAACGTTTCAGTTTCTACCCTCGGATCGTCCGATACTAAACCTAGAAAGGAATGAACACATGGCATCCATTAACGCTAAACATACAGTGTCTGAGCTGGGCATAACGGTCACCACTATAGTGACAGATGATGGTGACGCTTACTCGCCGCCTAACTGGTGTAAGTTAAATGTAAGGTGCAACGCATCAAGCAAATACATATGGACAATTTCGTTCACGGATTATGATGGTGCGCACTTCAGATACCGCACTGACGAATTGCCTATATCTAAATACGAGCCTGAGAATGTCATGCACTTTGGTATTATGGCATCCCTTTGCAAAGAGAAGGGGCATGGCTGGGAGAGTAATGGCAAGTCATTACAGGATGGCTTTACTTGGAATGATATAAAGGTGTAAGAACATGGCATACGTTATTGAAAACCCTGGACGCCCTGAAGTACAGGCGATCTTCGTTAAGGCTGCGCTTAAGATGGTGCGTATAGGTCTCAAGCCTGCCCGTAATGTTAACAAGACAAAGCTGATGTCTATGGCTGGGCAGATCAGCGGAGTTAAGTACAAAAGAAATGAGATTGACAAAGCTATCGAAGACATGGATGCTATCATCAAGGCAAACATAAATGCTGAAACTCTACCCTCGGACCGTCCGTGACTAAAACTTATAGGAGACTTCACAATGTATCAACGTGACTGCACAACAATCACACAACACGCTATGTCTACACCTGATGGGTTGTACGATACTATCGAGTTCACTTTATGCACCATTAATATGCCCCTCTCCCGTGTCATACAACAGCGTGTGTCCATCAAGGCTGAGGGTGTGCAATCTAAATGGGTGTCCAGCACTAAGGCGCTGGGCATAGAGTACGCTAAGGCTAACGCCCAGCGCTTACATGAAGAGATCAACGCTATAGCTGAGCTACATGGCAAGGACACTATTGATGGTGCGCAAGAGGCAGTGGATCTCTTTGTGTCTATACCTTCGATAGGTATGGTGAAGGCTGGCTTCATTGCACAGATGTGTGGCTTCGAGGTGGCTTGTCTAGATAGGCACAACGTCCGTATGCTTGGCTTGTCTGAGACTGCCCTGCTCTTGAACAAGAAGGTCAAGCCTGAGCTACGCCGCTCTAAGATCCGCAAGTATGTTAAGCTATGCCGCCGCCAGGGTTCAGAGTATTGGTGGAATACATGGTGTAACTATGTAGCTGAGAAGGGTGGCATGAATAAGTCGTTGACTACTGGTGATGCTGTCTCTAAGTATCATGTAGCAGCAGTAATTATGGGAGAGTAACTATGCAAACTATCATCACGAAATATCTAGGTCCAACAGCTACGCTTGGTTCACGCATCAAAGCTATGACATCAAGCGGTCATAAGGGTTCAACCTACACTGTAGGGTGGGACCACAGCTTGAACGTAGAAGGTAACCACACATATGCAGCGCAGCTATTGCTTAACAAGCTAGGCTGGAAAGGTAAGTTCCGTATGGGTGGCTTGGACTCTGGCTTCGTGTTTGTTAATACTGAAGCTAGCTATATGCCTTTGATAACTGCAGAAGGAGAATAACTATGATGACAGATGTCGTAGATGAAGACACTCGCTATCTATGCGAGAACGTGAATGGTGAGTGGCACTTGATTACTGCCACCACCTCTGAGTATAGTGGCAAGCTCATGCTAGGTATACTTGAGAGCACCTACCCTATGGCTTGGTTCGATCTAGTCTCGGACCGTCCGATGGTAAGACTTGATGAGGTTGACTACGAGACATTCTATGCTTATAGGTTAGACTTACTACGGCCTACCAAGCGTCCAAAGGCTAAGCTAATTGTAATTGATGGAGGTAAAGACAATGACTGCGACTAAGAACCTGCTAGGTAAATCCCGCCCACAAGATAAACCATACGCTATCTTCAAAGGGCATGGCCCCTTCGGTGCGACAGAGATGCGCTTACTCAAGACATACCAGCGCCCCGACAAGGAGAAGACTAACAAGTATGCACGTTGGTTCATTGCAGTTAAGACTGACATGACCTACGGTTCCTTCGAGCTAGGCGACAGCTACATCAGCGAGGCTACCTATGGTTTGACCTTGACCTGGGCTGACCCCTTGTATAAAGAACAGTACTGGGATAGTAACTACACCAAGGTAGATACTGAAACCTTTACTCAAGAAGACGCTGACCTATTGCAACAACTGGGATTATAATGCTATGACTAATGCACTCAACTTGAAGATCCTATCTATGTGTGAGAAGATCTTGCCTGACACTAAGATGAAGAACAACAAGGAACTACTATCCTTACTATCAGAAATTCGTAACCAACTGGAGACTAAATAATGTTCGTATGTATCGCAACCAAACCGCTCAATGACCGCACTAACGGTTTCCGCTTTAACTTTCTAGGCATCAAGGGCTTGACCCGTAAGCGTGTATCAATCAAGCGTTATGGTATCGCTCAAGGCAAGTGCATGAAGGCATTGCATATCGGCAAGCGTTCTGTTTACTTTGAGAAGTCTAACAACAAGACATCATCACGCCGGGTGCGTCACTTTGCTGGGTAGGGATGACACTTGTACAACTATACAAGTATGGGATAGCCAAGGCTTTATGTTTTGTGAGTACCGTGTTACATCACTGAAGCGCTTGGAGTCCCTGTTGAAACGCTACAATGACATGCATCATGTAACAGCTAAGATTAAACCAATGAAGGAGACAGCATAATGCCTAACTTAGAACTAAACAGAAATGAACTGTTGATGCTCAAGGATGTTATTGAGAATGACATACAGATGTCGTCCTGTGGCATATCGGATTACGATAACGTTGACCTGATGCAATACTACCTTGATCGTGCCAAGGTATTAGCCAAGGTAAAAGTGGAGCTAGGAGAATAACTATGACCCAAGAAGAGCGAGACCTATTCCTTGAGGAGCACTTGCCTCCTATCAATGAAGAGTATAACCGTGTGTCCAAGGCAGTAGATGAATACGAATGGGAGGGTGACTATGCACAGGCTGACTTCCATCGTGAAGAGCTACGCTTTATTGATTCACTCAAGGCAGAAGGAGATCTATATGTTCCACGTTTTTAAGGGTGTAGCCTTAGTTATAGTTGCACTGGTAGTGTTTGGAGTTGGAACGGGGGTGTTATGAATGAAGGTGAAGAAGAAGATCCGCATGATGATGTCACGGATTGGGTTGGTAACTTACCTAAACCGAGTGACCCTGGCCCTGAGTATCCTAGTGAACGTGTTGCTGGGAGGCCACAGTTACCAGACAATCGGAGCAAGAAACCTACAAAGGATGCGTGATAACAAGTTAAACTTGGTTTGGCTACTTGACTTTATCTATGGAGATTGTCATAGTCTTAACCTCTGGATAGATTGGAGAGCTAGGAGATGATTGTAATGCGACACAACAAGGTAGACCTTAAGCCTAACACTAAGCTACGTGATGCTGTGTCGCAGTACATCCGTAGTGCTAACTTCGCTAAGCTATCTAGTGCAGTACAGTATAAGTATGAGAGTACACTTAACCGTGTGTGTGCTACCAAGGTACAGAATGGTGCTGAGTTAGGTAACATCAAGCTAAGCGACATCAGGTACAAGCATGTAACGTATGCCTACGATAGGTGGACTGATAACAATGGTCCATCTGCTGCTAACTATATGGCTACATGCCTGAGCATCGTGCTTAACACAGCCATACGTCACGAGGCTATAATAGCTAACCCTGTGTCACAGCTACAGCGTAAGTCAGAGAAGCCTCGCAAAGTTAAGTGGTCCAAGGATGACGTTAGGTCTTTCCTTTCTACGGCATACTCTGAGTGGCGCTGGCGTAGCATAGGCTTGATACTGCACATGGCATACGAGTGGGGTCAACGCATAGGTGACATGCGCCTACTCAAGTGGGAGGACATTGACTTCGATGAGAAACGTGTTGACATCACGCAGTCTAAGCGTGGCGCTGAGGTACACCTACCTATACCAGATGAACTGCTAGCTATGCTTGAGGCACAGCGTGTAGACTTTGGCTTCCAGGATTATGTAGCGCCACGTGTTAAGCCTAACCACAGTGGGTACAGCCCTTACACTGCCATTGAGATCCACACTCAGGTCAACAACATCAAAGCTAAGGCTGGCATTGACCCTAAGCTACAAGCCAGAGACCTACGCCGTACTGCTATCACTGAGATGGCTGAGGCTGGGGTGGATCTTGTAGGTATCATGCAGGTGAGTGGACACCAGAGTCCTAACAGTGTTAAGCCTTACCTGGTCAACACATTCAGTGGTGCATCAGCTGCACTCTCAAAGAGGAAGGGTAATGATAATGCTTAACTTAGATACTAGCTGGGATAGCATGTGGATTAAAGAGTTCTGCAAGGACAATCCTGATGAGGTAAAGTTGGATTACCTTGACAAGATGAGAAAGGTTAGCTCTAGGGATGCTAGTGAGATGGCAAATGGCGGTGTCAAGTTCTCTCTCATGCTGCTTATACAGATGCAGTACAGCATTAAACTTCTGAATAAAAGAAAGTCTTTTCAGCGTTTTACTTATAAGGATCTCTTGAAGGCTGCAGGAGCTATAGACACATGAACATACGTGATTACCTAGACACACTCGACATACGAGATGGTGACTCAGTTCGTATGGACTGCCCGTCATGCCGCTCCCGTAACACCTTCTCGTGCTTCAAGGACGGTGGTGACTACGTGTACAACTGCTTCAAGTTAAGCTGTGGTTTGCGTGGCGCATACAGTACAGACATGACAGCAGCAGAGATTAAGTTACGCATGAGTAAGATAGAACCTAGTAAGAACAAGGAGATAGAAGCACTAGTTTATCCAGAATACGTAGTGCAGCCTACCTCAGATCACGTTTTGTTACAGAGCTTTATCGCTAAGTATGACCTACAACATGAGGGTTTGATGTACGATGTGAAGGATAGACGTGCTGTGTTTCCTATACACTACAAGGGTAAACTCATTGATGCTGTAGGCCGTGCGCTTGATGGTGCTATACCTAAGTGGTATCGCTACAGTGGCAACGCTGACTACTTCACCAAGCGTACCAACTCTAAGGCTGACGTAGCTGTGGTAGTTGAGGATGTAATCAGTGCGATAAAAGTGTCACACTTTATGCCCAGCGCAGTAGGCTTTGCAGTCCTGGGTACATCTATAAGTGTGACAATTATGCAACAGCTAGGAGAATTTAACAGGGTGATCGTAGCGTTAGACAGGGACGCAGTACACAAGACCTTGCAATACAAACGAGAGATAGAGCTATGGACAGGGTTACCCACCAAGGCTTTACTGCTTGACGATGACATCAAGTATGGTGTACACGAGGATATAATTAGACTTAAGGAGATGGTACTATGAATACAGTATGGATATTGTTGTGGCTTGTCTTAGTACCTGAGAATGGTATTAGGTACTACCACTTAGGTACGTATGACAATGAGACCTTATGTAAGTCTGGCTTGAAAGACGCAGCAGTTATGGTCAACGATAAGAATGAAACAGTAGAATGTATCGGGGTACAGGTAGATGATTGAAGATATTGATAAGATAGAAAAAGCAAATATGTATGGACCCGATAAGTTCATAGCACACATGATGTACGCAATACAACAAAAGGTGAAGGAAGTTAGGTCTAACGAAGACTTTAAAGACTGGTCTACAGAATTTATCATTACTGCCTGTTCAGTACATGGTGAAAAAGAGAAAAAACTATTCGGTAATGGGTTATAAAGAATGATTAAAGCAACATACATAGACCACATGGGTAATGACCTGACTGTAGCTAACGCTGCACGGGTATCCTTTGGTAAGACATCTGAGATGGAAGACGATCCTTGGGGGCCACCTAAGCTCAAGGCTAAGGATGATAAGCTCATTCGTTACCTAGCCAAGCACAAACATATCAGCCCATTCGGGCATTGCTTCGCCAGCTTCCACGTTAAGGCTCCAATCTTTGTAGCACGGCAGCTAGTGAAGCATAAGTTCTTGAGATGGAACGAGATTTCTAGGCGGTATGTTGATGATGAGCCTGAGTTCTATGTACCTGACGTGTGGCGTGGGCGTAGTGCTGACAAGAAGCAAGGCTCTGAGGGTATCGTTGATGTAGGTGACTGGGGCGATACTAACTGGGCATGTCTCAAAGCCTACAACGATCTTCTTGAGCATGGTGTAGCACCTGAGCAAGCCCGTATGATACTTCCACAGTCTATGATGACTGAGTGGTACTGGTCAGGTAGTCTTGATGCCTTCGCTGATATGTGTAACCTACGTTGCAAGGCTGACACACAGGCAGAGACACGAGAGGTAGCACGACAGATTGACCACAAGATGATTGAACTATTCCCTGTATCTTGGGATGCACTGACGGAGAATGATGATGACTAAACTGTATGACTTAGAGCCAATGATACTGGACTGTTGGCGTGTGTGTAATGACCTTGAGACAGTGTTCAAACAGATAGGTGATGGTGAACGTGAGCCTACGCACGATGAAATGATGAACACCTTGATGGGTATGCAACAACTATACGAGTGGAAGTTTGAGCAGTTGTTCTTTAAGTATGAGGAGTTATGCCGTGACAGACAATGAGTGGCCTATGGAGGCAGACTTCACAGACGTTAGACCTATGACACCCGAAGAACGTAAGGCTGCACAGGAACGTGATGAAAAGAATGGTAAGAGCAATGATAAACAGTGAATGGAAACGCTTGATGAAAGAGCATGAAGACTTTAAGGGTAGCGTAGTAGCTGAACATACAGCTGATAACGTGAACAGCCCAGCGCACTACGGTAAAGGAAATATAGAATGTATTGACTACATCGAAGACTTCCTAACTAAAGAGGAATACATTGGCTACCTACGGGGTAACATAGCTAAGTACCTACACCGCTGGCGTTACAAGAACAAGCAAGAGGATCTACTCAAGTCACAGTGGTACTTAGATCGTCTGATACATATGGATGGAAAGGACACGGCATGATACCTGTAGGTCAACTACGTTTGTTACTAACTAAGGCAGGGCTAGACTTTGTTATCACTCGTGTTGAGGGTAACGTAGCACACGTCAACATACTTGTAGCGGAGCAGCCAGATGTACAGCGTTGAGTTTGAGCATGACATTGCTATCGTTACTAGTATGGATGAGCGTGATGAGTATGAGGACTTGGAGGTTGTGCTTGCAGATGAAGGTACGGTGTACCTCAGGCAGTACGATGAGTCCTACAAAAGCTACCAGCTTATCGTAATATCTTATCAACAGCTACTAGACTTAATCACTTCACTAGATCAAACAGAAGGCATGTGGAGATTAGAACCTATAAAGGACAAACGATGATAGAATATCTATATGGGGCAGCTACTATGTATGCGTTGGCTGCTATCCTATTGCTTAATGTAACAGACCCGACTGATCCTGAGAGACCCAACTCACATATATGGTTCTCACTTGGTTGGCCCGTGGCAGCTATCGTTTCTATATACGAGTTCCTTCGTTACGGATCAAGAGAGGACGAATAACATGACAGAGACAGCATTACTACGCAACCTAATGAACAAAGAGTTCTACGACAATCACAAGGGTATGCGTTGTCCTGATGCGCTGTTCACTAAGGACATGCGTAAGATCAAGCAGGCTCTGGATCAGGCTATGGTGTTGTACGACAAGAGCATCACACCCTCTGAACTAGAGGCGCTGTTCTTTACAGCTAACCGTACTATGACTACGGCTAACAAGGAGGCATACTCTCACCTGTTCAAACGCATTGAGAGTGAGTCTCCTATGCACGAGGAGATTGCTACTGAAGTATTGTCTCGCTTGTTCCAGCAACACGTGGGTGAGTTGGTAACTAACCTAGGGTTTAACTATGTTAACGGAGAGGAGAACAACCTAGAGAAACTACGCAAGCTAGTCGAGGACTACAAGGATGACTTCACACCTAACCTCAACATCCAGTTCGAGGACATTGAGTTGGACACTATCCTTGAGGGTATCCAGATTGAGACACAATGGAAGATGAACATCCCTAGCTTACGTGAACGTGTCGAGGGTATCAGTGGTGGTCACTTAGTTATGGTAGGCGCACGTCCTAACACAGGTAAGACTACCTTCCATGCGTCCCTCATTGCGGCGCCTAATGGGTTCGCTCATCAGGGTGCTAGGTGTTTGATCCTGACTAACGAGGAGAAGGCAGTGCGTGTAGCTGCACGGTATGTTCAAGCCTCCTCAGGTATGAACATCAAGCAGATCACTGAGAACAAAGCACTGGCCCTGTCACGCTACACTAAGGTCAAGCAACAGATCCAACTCAAGGATAGCACAGGCAAGGACATGGCATGGGTTGAGGCTGTAGTTAAGAGCTACAAGCCTGACATCGTAGTGCTAGACATGGGTGACAAGTTCGCTAGCCGTACCTCTGACAAGTCTGACGTGTACCTAAAGGATGCAGCTATCCATGCACGTAACATCGCTAAGATCTACAACTGTGCTGTGATCTGGATGTCACAACTTAGTGCTGATGCTGAGGGTGTAGTGCAACCTAATATGTCTATGATGGAAGGTAGTAAGACAGGCAAGGCAGCTGAGGCAGACTTGATGGTGCTTATCTCTAAGAACAGACAGGTTGAGGGTGTTGACGAAGAAGAAGACTTGACACGCTATCTGACTATCGCTAAGAACAAACTAGATGGCGGTTGGCATGGACGTATTACTTGTGAACTGGATGGCGACATAGCACAGTACACAGCATAGGAGAGATGATGAGAACAGTATTAGACGTAGAGAACAACACTACTAAGCGAGAGGGTAAGACCTTGCTTGACCCCTGGGAGCCAGGTAACTTCTTAGTGCAAGTGGGTACTCTCAATGTAGACAAGACTGACGAAGAGCATATACTTACCTTCGATCACAAGGAGAGCAAGGACACAGGTGGTGGTGCTGCGTTTGTACTACAGGCTGTACTGGATGAGACTTCTCTTTTGATTGTACACAATGCACGGCATGACTTACCTTGGCTGTGGGAGTCAGGCTTTACCTATGACGGTGAGGTGTATGACACTATGATAGGTGAGTACCTACTGCTGCGTGGTACAAAGCGTGGTATAGGCTTAGGGTATTGCGCTGAGGTGCGTGACCTACCGTCCCGTAAGACTGACGTACTAAAGGAGTACTATAAGAAAGGATACAACACAGATGAGATCCCCCTCGCTGAACTAAGAGACTACCTAAGGTGTGACTTAAATGTCACACGTGAGTTGTTCCTTGCTCAAGAGGAAGACTACTCTAAGCCTGAGAGTCAGTCTATTATAAGGGTGCGGGACATAAGCATGAAGGTTGCAGTTACACTATGCAAGATGTACCAGCGTGGGTTCAAGGTAGATCGTGCTGCACTGGATGAGGTACGTAAAGAGTTTGAGGATGAGAAGGCACAGCTAGAGACACGCCTTAACATGCACGTGCGTAAGCTTATGGGTGACACACCTATCAATATCAACTCATCTGAGCAGATGTCCAACGTGATCTATAGTAAGAAGCCTAAGACTAAGAAGGAATGGGTAGAGCTATTCGATCACGTCAACAACAAGGATGAGTACAAGTCTACCGTAGCAGCTAACACAGATCGTATCTTCAAGACACAAGCCTATACGTGTGAGACTTGTGAGGGTACAGGTAAGACGTATCGCATCAAGAAGGATGGTACTAAGTATGCAAGACCTAACAAGTGCAAGGACTGTGAAGCCAGAGGTTATCGCTTGAAGCAGCTGAACCAAGTGGCAGGGCTTAGCTTCTCTGCACCTAACAAGGATTGGGTCAGTGCTAATGGGTTCTCTACGTCTAAGGGTAACCTGGAGATACTCATTGCTACAGCTAAGACTAAGGCTATGTACGATGCGATAGAGTTTCTAACCGACTATCGTAGGCTCAACGCTGTGGGTAGCTACCTGTCTAACTTTGTAGAGGGTATTGACTTGTTCACTAAGCCTGACGGTATGCTACACGTTGACCTGTCCCAGACTACTACATCTACAGGCCGCTTCTCTGGGCGTAACCCTAACATGCAGAACATGCCACGAGGTAACACCTTCCCAGTTAAGAAAGTGTTTGTGTCTCGTTGGGATGGTGGCTACGTTATGGAGGCTGACTTTGCTCAGCTTGAGTTTAGAACGGCTGCGTTCCTAGCACAGGATGAGGTAGCTATGCAGGAGATTGACGATGGCGTAGACGTACACGCTTACACTGCTCAGGTTATCACGGATGCAGGTGAGCCTACCACCAGGCAGGAAGCAAAGGAGCATACGTTCGCACCCCTCTTTGGCGCTACCGGTTATGGCAGAAGTAAAGCTGTCAAGGCTTACTACGAACAGTTCACTGAGAAGTACAAGGGCGTAGCTAAGTGGCATAAGAAACTAGGGAAGGAAGCAGTTAACCTACTAAAGATTACTAACGTAAGCGGTAGGCAGTATGCTTTCCCTGACGTACACCGCAGAGAGAATGGCAGCATAAGCCACATGACTAACATCAAGAACTACCCAGTGCAGGGCTTCGCTACAGGTGATGTAGTACCCGTGGTACTGATGGAGTTGGAGGAGAGGCTCAAGCCTTTGCAGTCATGCTTGGTCAATACTGTACATGACTCTGCAGTTATAGACATACACCCAAAGGAGAAGGACTATGTGATTGCTATCATACACAGTATGAACGAAGACCTAACTCGTATCATAGCTGAGGCCTATGATGTTGAGATGAATGTACCACTATTATTAGAAGCTAAGATCGGGCCGAATTGGCTTGACACAGTGGATGTATAGTGCTATAACTAGACCTCTTTAACCCGTACACAGAAAGGTTCTTGTACAATGACTAGCACAGAAGTAACACTAACAACTGACGGACGTTCTATTGCAGAGATGATGGGTCTCTCGAAAGGTAGTAGCGGTAAGCGCTCTATGCTTGCACGGTTCAGTCAGATCCATAGCCCACTCAAGGGTGACATGGAGATCAATGGCAAGTCTGTTCGAGTAGACGTTGTACCAGCTGGTGCATACAAACTCTTACAGACAGACGATAAGGTAGCATATGCTGTCTCACCTAAGATCCGTATCTACGCACAGCGTATGCAGTGGACACGTTGGGACTCCAATGAAAACACTATGGTCAAGACTGTACTCGTTAACAACTTGACGGGTGACCTCAAGGATAACACAGGAGGCTTCAATGCTGGGCGTCCGTCTGGTTACGTTGAAGACTTTAAGTCTTTACCTAAGGCAACACAAGACTTGATGCGTAGCGTTAAGCGTACCAAGGTTGTGTTCGGTACTGTAGTAATGCAGGGTGCTACTGATGAGCAGGGTAATGCTATTGACGATGCGTCCCTCACTACACAGGAGATCCCGTTTGTACTGGATGTAAAGAGCCGAGGTAGTATCACTGCTATTGATGACATTATGAAGTCTATTGATCGTAAGAATGTACTACCACTGCAGTACTTCCTTAACATGGGTGCAGAGATGCACGAGATGCCTAACGGTAGTGAGTATGCCACCTTCGACATCACACTAGGTGACAAGGTAGACTTACATGCGTCAGATAAGGACATCCTTGATGGCTTTATGGAGTGGATTAGCGGCATGAACAACTACATTAACGACACTCACAATGAGAAGAGTGGTAGCTCTGGCCTGTCTGCTACTGAGGAGTCCATCATCAACGACATCATTGACGTAGAGGTAGCTGAATAATGAACCACGTTGCTGAACTGGCACTACATACATTCCTACAGAAGGCACTGGCTGGCGAGTCTACAGTAGATGAATCTGTAATCTCTAAGGTAGGTGAAGACGTAGCGAATGCTATGCGTAAGCAGTTCAGCAGCGGCCCTCGTGATGAGTTCAAGCTTAGGATGTCCAACCTCGGGCGTCCTAAGTGCCAGCTCTGGTACGAAAAGAATGACCCAGAAGATAAGATACCTTTCCCTCCACACTTCCTGATGAACATGATCTTAGGAGATATTGTGGAGGCGGTATTCAAAGGGTTACTTCGGGCTGCTGCTGTTGAGTTTACTGACAATGAAAAGGTTGTACTCACCCTGTCTGACGGTACAGAGATCAACGGTGAGTTCGACATGATCTTAGATGATAAGGTTGATGACGTTAAGTCTGCCTCACCCTGGTCTTACATGCATAAGTTCTCAGACTTCGAGACCTTAGCTAAGGGTGATGCCTTTGGTTATGTAAGCCAGCTTGTAGGCTACGCTACTGCAGCTAACAAAGGAGTAGGTGGCTGGTGGGTAATCAACAAAGCTAATGGTCACTTCAAGTATGTTGATGCATCATCCGTAGATGTCGATCAAGAGTTAAACAAGATAGAAGACACGGTAGCTTACATCAAGGAGGATAAACCTTTTGAGCGTTGCTTTGAGGCTATCCCTGAGACGTACCGCAAGAAACCGTCAGGTAATCTAAAGCTTGGCGTATCGTGTGGCTTCTGTGCTTACAAGCATAAGTGCTGGCCTGACTTGCAGACCTTACCGTCTCGTGTCTCTACTGCTAAAGAGAAACCTATGGTAGACTATGTGTTTATAGGAGATGAGCTTGGTAGTACGGAAGCATAACGCTAACAGATACCGTAGTGGCTTAGAGAAAGTTGTAGCTGAGTACCTGAAACAAAACAAGAAGAACTTTAGGTATGAAGACCTTAAGATTGAGTGGAAGGATCTCAGGTACAGGACTTATACTCCAGACTTTATCTTAGACAACGGTATCATAGTTGAGACAAAGGGTATCTTTGATAATGAAGACAGGCGTAAGCACCTAGCAGTAAGGGAACAACACCCTGAGTTAGACATCAGGCTAGTGTTCAGTAACGCCAGGGCTAAGTTATACAAGGGTTCTAAAACAACATACGCAATGTGGTGTGAAAAGAATAACTTTCTGTATTCACATAGGGTAATACCCCCTGACTGGCTTGAAGAGAAAGGTAAGGCAGTCAAGACCAAGCGTATCAAACTTAAGGTAGGTTCTTAATGGATGAGAAGTTCAGTGTAACACTTGTATTAAATGTGGATAGGGATGCTAACTTCCTATCGTCAGTACAAGATGCACACCCAGAAGATGTGTATGACTTAATTAAAGATATGTTCTATGACGTTGATGATGTCAAAGTAGAAAACTTAGTAGTGAAGGAGAGGGTATGATTAACGAGACAGACTTAGAGGCATGGGATTACTACAAGGACACCTCTCTATATAAAGACATGACGCTATCCTCATATCAGAAGGTAGCTGCTAGTACAGCTATATATCCTACACAACACGCCATCACTTACCCTGCGCTGGGCTTATCTGGTGAGGCAGGAGAGGTAGCCAACAAGGTTAAGAAGATTATACGTGATGGTAAACTAGATAAGTCTGCACTAGGCGCAGAGATAGGGGACTGCTTGTGGTATATTGCAGCGCTTTGTCGAGACCTTAACTTGGATCTAGGTGAGATTGCTAAGGCTAACCTAGAGAAACTACAAGA